GTCGATGCAGAAGATGACCATCGACAGCGGCCTCTCACTCCACCAAGAAATGGATGATGCTCGCTCTATCGAGAATAGCTACCTGACTATGGAACACGTGAACGAGTTTATCAAAGATTACGAGAACTATCTTCAGGTTACCAAAGAGAAGTCTAAGAAGGCCAAGAAGGGCATCGAAAAGATCATCGAGGAACAGGAAGAAGATGAAGCTAGCGCTGATAACTGATACCCACTGGGGCATTCGTAATGATTCGCAAGTTTTTTACGAATATTTTAAAACGTTCCTCGATGAAGTCTTCTTCAAGACTATTGATGAACACAACATCAGACACGTCATCCACCTCGGCGATCTTGTTGACCGTCGCAAGTATGTCAACTTTCTCACCCTCCATCGACTGCGACACGACTTCCTCGACAAGCTCGAGCAGCGACGCGTGTTCACCTCCATAATAGCCGGTAATCACGACGTCTACTATAAGAACACTAACTCCGTCAATGCTCTTAGAGAATTGGTCGAGGGAAAGTACAAGTTCATTAATATTTTTGACTCTCCTAATACGGTTCAATACGTAAACACACCAATCCTCCTTTTGCCTTGGATCTGTGAGGAAAACTATGATGAGGCCATGAATGCGATCAAGACTACCGAAGCACAAATCGTTATGGGACACCTTGAGCTCAATGGCTTCGAGATGTTTCGCGGCAGTATTTCAGATCATGGCATGGATCATAAGCTCTTTGATCGCTTTGACGTTGTGTGCTCTGGGCATTATCATCATAAGTCCGATACTGGTAATATTCATTATCTGGGTGCTTTTGCTGAGTATACTTGGTCTGACTTTGACGATCCAAGAGGCTTTCACATCTTCGATACAGAAACGAGAGAGTTGACATTTATTCGTAATCCGTATAAGATGTTCCAGAAGATCTGGTACGACGATACCGGAAAGACTGTCGAAGAAGTGTTGGATGCTGAACTAGACGTCCGTAACAAGATGGTCAAAGTCATCGTCAAGAATAAGTCGAATCCCTACTACTTCGATCTCTTCATCGATAAGATCGAGAAGGCTGGCGTCATAGATCTGCAAGTCGTTGAGGATCACCTTAACTTAGATCTAATCGACGACGAAGAATTTATGGATACTGCCGAAGATACGCTGACGGTGTGCCGTAAGTACATATCACAGGTCAACTTCACGGTCGACAACAAGAAGCTCGAGCGAGTCATCACCAACTTATACACTGAGGCTCTTCAGATAGAATGATACTATTTCGTAAGATCAGGTGGAAGAATTTCCTTAGCACTGGTAACGCGTTCACAGAATTAGACTTCAACGCCAATAAGACTACCCTCATCATAGGTGAGAACGGCGCTGGCAAGTCTACTCTGTTGGATGCTCTATCGTTCGTGCTATTCAACAAGCCTTTCCGCAAAGTGAATAAGCCGCAGTTGATGAACACTATCAACAAGCGAGACCTCGTAGTCGAAATCGAGTTTGGTATCGGTAAGAACGAGTACCGAGTAGTGCGTGGCATGAAGCCTAATATCTTCGAGCTTCATAAGAATGGTAGCCTCCTCAACCAAGACGCCGAGAACAAAGACTATCAGAAGATCCTCGAGGATCATATCCTTAAGATCAATCACAAGTCTTTCTGTCAAGTAGTCGTGCTTGGTTCTGCGTCATTCGTGCCGTTCATGCAGCTCCCTGCTGGTCAGCGTCGTGAAGTTATCGAGGACCTGTTAGATCTGCAGATCTTCACTACCATGAACACTTTGCTCAAGGATAAGCTGGCGACTTCTATCGTCAGGTTAACCGAGCTCGATGCTCAGACGCGCGTGTTAGAAGAACGAATCAAGCTCATGAAAGTTCGTAGGTCTGAGATAGAACAGGCTAACACTCGCTTAGAAGAAGAGCGTCAAGAAAAGATCAGAGAACACATTCGCCGAGTGTTCGACATCGATACCGAGATCGAAAACATCAAGATAGAAGGCAAGCGCCTCTCTACTATGATTGAAGACAAGGATAAGGTCAAAGAGAAGCGTGAGAAGCTGATCGCTCTGCGAGCCCAGATCGAGTCTAGGATGAAGAGCTTTCAGAAGACTATCGACTTCTTCCATGATACCGAGACTTGTCCTACTTGCAATCAGGGCATCGATCATGACTTCAAGGAGAATACCGTTACTTCTAAGAAAGCTCAGCTGCAAGAACTGATCGATGGTATCGACAAGTTAGAAAATGAGAGAGCCAAGGTAGAGACTCGCCTCGAGCAGATCATGCAGACAGTGGACCAGATCTCGGATCTCAACACCAAGTGGACCATGTTCAGACACGAGCGTGATATCGTCGAGAAGCAACTCGAAGATCTGAAGAAAGAGACTGAAGCAGTCGAGTTCACTGACAATATCGAAGAGTCTGAGACTGAGCTCGATAAAGCTATCGATGACTACAACTCAGAAGTAGACGAGCGAGCCGTGATGACTGCCGCTGCATCTATTCTCAAAGATGGTGGTATCAAAGCTAAGATCATTAAGCAGTTCATTCCAATCATTAACAAGTTGATAAATAAATACCTCAGCGCGATGGATTTCTTCGTACAGTTCGAGCTCAATGAGCAATTCGAAGAATCTATCAAGAGCAGGTTCCGAGACGAGTTTAGTTACGCTTCGTTCTCAGAGGGCGAGAAGATGCGCATTAACCTAGCCATCCTTTTCACGTGGAGAGCCGTGGCTAAGATGCGTAACTCAATCAGCACCAATCTCTTGATCATGGATGAAGTGTTTGATAGCTCACTAGATAGTGGCGGCACTGAAGAGTTCATGAAGATCCTGACTAACTTGACACAGGATACCAACACGTTCATCATCTCTCACAAAGGTGATCAGCTCTTCGATAAGTTTGAGCGAGTCATCAAGTTTGAGAAGCATAAGAACTTCAGTAGGATTGCAGCATGAAGATGGAAGGATACGTGATCGTGCCTCCTCTCAGCCCCTGGGACGAGAAGCACAGAGAGAAGATCATCTTATACATGGCGTGTTGTACGTTTCATCCTAGTTCCTCACACGTCTGGAATCGATTCATGGGCATAGGTGCTTTAGATCCTGGCGAGAGAGCCAGACGAGTTCAATACTGGTTCGACAGAGGTTATCGAATCAAGAAAGCTACATTGGAGATTATCGATGATTGACCTAAAGAATCTGAAACTAATAATTGGCCAACAGCCCGTTCTAATGCAGCCGGCCGAGAAGTTCGACTTCGCTAATCCTCCATGCGATCCGTGGGATCTCGCTGAAGCGATGGTGAAGATCATGATTGACAGCAACGGCCTGGGTCTGTCGGCCTGCCAACTAGGATTGCCTTATTCGGTATTCGCCATGCGCGGCGAGCCGAATCACGTAATGTTCAACCCGAAGCTAGTAGACATATCTACTGGCACTATCGAGTTGGAAGAGGGATGCTTATCGTTTCCCGGAATGGTAGCCAAGATCACACGGCCTATTCACGTGAAGATTCGCTTCACCGGCCCAGATGGACAGACTACCACTAAGAAGTTCACCGGAATGAGCGCTAGGGTCATCCAACATGAGATGGACCATCTTAACGGCGTCTTGTTCTTCAATCACCTGCCGAGAGTCCAAAGAGATAGACTCTTCAAAAAAGCAAGCAAGGAAAAGACACATGCTAAATCGCAGGAACATTCTCTCAACAATTTCTTTAGGCCTCTTGAGTTTGCCGCTCTTGAACTCCAGAGCAAGCGTAGCAGGTAGCCGTCGAGGTCGGGGCGAGTGGACAGTGCCAGATGGTGTGAGTGTGGTCAAAGTTAAATTAGTAGATGACCAAAATAATGTTGTACTTCAGCGTGAAGTTGATGTAAAGTCAGGCTACAAATTCATGGTAGAAATAGCAAACTAATGAATATCTTTTTTGTTGATCCAAATCCAGTACGAGCGGCCGAGTGCTTGGTAGACAAGCACGTGGTCAAGATGATACTCGAGTCAGCCCAGTTGCTCTCGACGGCTCATCGAGTATTGGATGGCACTGAGATTACTGGCAAGTCTAAGACTGGTCGTAACGTCAAGCGCTGGATCTTAAATGATGATCGTGAGAAT